CCAACATTGCTGATCAAGTAGTTGGCCAAGGGCATACAAGCAGCAAAACCCGCTGTGTATAGAATTAGCTTAACCATCTTTTTCACTCCTTCCCCTCGCCAACTTCCTCATAGGTGGTGGTCACATCCGGCCCAACCATCTTGATGCCGACAACGGACGGGGCATCCGGTCCTTTTTCCGGCGCTTCCAGCAACCCCGCCGACTTGGCAAGGACACGCAGAACGGAAACCTTATCGTGCATCTCAAGCTCCAGCGTCGGCTCACCGCCGCGTGACTTGGTGACGCGGATACGCTTAATGGCACAGGCCACCTCGTCGGGGATATCCGCCGATGCCTTGACCTTGACGTTTCCCTCCGCATCCCAGGTGAGGACATCGGTGAGATTGGCACCGGCAATATTGAGGAGGTATTGCGCCACGGCGTTTTTGTTGTGAGCGACCACATCGTTGCGGCCACGGAGGCGTTGTTCCAGCCGCTTAACGCCGCCAAAGCGCCCTGTCGGACTATGTGTCCCGGCCATCGGCCAACTCCTCCATCCAGATTTCCGCCATCGTTTTGATGATGCCGTCCGGTCCCTCGAATGCTTGCGGTGGAGGGCGTCCCAGCATCTTGTAGACGGAGGCGTGGTTTCTTCTGGGAGCTTGCTGGCGGAGCCACAGCCAATGCTCGACGGCGATTTCCTCCGCTTCTTTCACCAACTTTGTCATGCCCGAATTTCCGTAATCTTGATGCCGTATTCAGCTTCGGTGAGTTTTTTCTTGAGGCGGTAGATTGCTGTTCGCACCCCTTTGACATCCTCGATCACCGCCTCGCCGTTCTCGGTGTAGCGGAAATCGGCGTAATAGCTGCATATGGGCCGGTTGTTCAGCGTGATCGGGAATTTCGGCTGCATTTCGAGATCCGATATTTCCCCCTGACGCTGGCGTTCGCGCAGCAGCACATACCTGTTGGCCTCTGCCTTGGAAGCAAACTTGATGCCGTCAACAACGGTACGAATATTTCCGTATTTCGATCTAGGCATTGCCCTCAACGCCCGCGCTAGCGTTCGATAGTTGATGAAAATTCTGCTGGTTTCCACGTTGCTCGACGTAGAGCATCCCGGCGTCGATGGAAGGCGCTGGGCCGTCATAGGGCTTGAGAAAACTGGCCAGGGTATCGCCACCGATGCCGGAAAAAGGTTTAACCACGAGTTGGCGCACCCCGCGTTTGCGATCAAACCTTGACGCCATCGTGAGCCGCTCATCACGCACCAGACTATGGGCTTCTTCAATCGTCATATTGGCGAGACGCTTCCAAATGATACGCGCTTTCCTGTCTCGTTTCGGAACGATGGGACATTCTGCGATAGCGATCCAGGAACTTGGTTTCCTTGCCCGAGAACTCATTGATCTTCCTTTCCAGCGCTTCCAGGGCGAGAACCCGGCGGCGGCACTTTTTCTCAATTTCCGTTTTCAACTCCTTCCAAGTCGGCCACCACTGACTGAGTTCCGGGGCTTCGCGCAGCGTCTCAACCACGGCGTCACGGGGGTAGGACTTCAGTTTCTCGCTATAGGCTTCCAGGGTAATATCCAGTTCAGGTGCGCTCTGAGACTTGTGGCTCGTCAAAGCCCACAGGCGGTTTAACTCCATCAACACTTCACGATCCGGTGCCGGGGCCATCGACCTCGACAACTTCGCGTGGGTCTCCGTAACGGCTTCCAAAGTCGGATCGCCTTCGATCTTGTAATGACTAATCCGGTACGTCCCAGATGTTGCTGGATAAACCGCGTCGAGCCAAAAACCGTTCCGAGGCTTCGACAATACCGTCGCCGCGTGATGATCTGCCGCGAGGGCGTTGGTTTGTGGTTCGCTTCTGGCCAGGGCTGTCGTATTCGTCATCCCATCTCTCCTGATTGAGCCATGTCGATGGATGGCAGATAAAATTCGGGTCCGGGTCGTAACGTGACAACCCGTCCATAATTTTTTCGTGGGAGGTTTTTTTAGCGGCTTTCAAGTAAGATTTTCTGGCAGCACCCTTGCCGACCTTCAGAGGGTATTTTTGCCAAAATTCATCAAAGGATTTTTCGTCGTTTTGATGCTGTTCCCTATAAGATAAAGAAAGTGACGGTTCTATTGACGGTTCATACCGCGCTAGCGCGGGTATAGTTTGTGCAACTCCGCTAGGTTTAGATTTTATAATACCGCGCTGGCGCGGGGTTATGATTTTGTACTTTGTTCCCGGTTTTCCCTTCTCACTCGGCACCGTTCCGACGCGGGAAATTTCACCCATTTCAATCAACCGGGAGATGTTTTTACTGACGTTTGAAACATGAACATTTGCATACTTTGCGAGGCGCGAAAGACTTGGCCACGCCACGCCGTTTTCATCCGCATGATCGGCTAATGCCAGCAAAATAAGACGCGCCGTTCCTTTAGCCTTGGAATGCTCCCAAACATCCCTGTAAGCCTCCAGACTCACGCCGAGGCCCTTCCCATCAGACGCACAAAGCTATCAAGACGCTGCCTGTTGGATGCCCCACGCTCCTCCAACCCAACCTCGATGAACTCAATCACCAGCCGGGTCATACTGGTTCCCTCTAGCGCTCCCTGCGCCTTCAATCGCGTATGCAAGTCAGACGGCACCATGAAAGTCGTTAGAATTTTATCGGTATCTTCTTCGCTCATCGCCATTCCCCTGGTTCCTCTCGTTCACCCGTACAACACGGTTCAACCACTTGGTCGCAGATGTTGCACTGAAAATGCCCATGTACATCCACAGGCTCACATTCCTGATGACAGAATGGGCAAAACTGTATTAACCGGCGACTTATCTGTTCAGACATCGGGCAACCCAAACGGATCATCATTAAAAGCCGTACCGCCGCCCTTGTTCTGCTTGTCAAACGGAGGCGCCATCATTAACCGCACCTCAAACTCGCCCTTGTCATTCATCTGCCCAATAGGAAGCGCATCCAAGACCAAACTAAAGCCGTCCTTGCCCTTCCACGGGAAAGCCACGCCAATGCGATTGCCGTAACTCTTGCCGTCGCTACCCTTCCGCATCACCTTCAACTCATACCTGTCAGCCATCCACTCGCTCCTTCAACAGTTGTGAAATCTCAAATCCAATCGCCGCGTATCCAGCGATATCAACCCAGCTATCCGCATGTGTCGGGTCTTCCAGCAATCGAGCAACCTTCAACTCAACGCAGCACAGCACCGCTCTCAATGCCCCCACATCGACCTCAAGCACCACCTCCCACAGCCTAGATAGACGACGGAAGTTTTCATCAGGCGAGCCATAGGACGCCCTACGCTCCTTCACAGCGGCATCAGCTAGAGCGAGGCATTCATGGGCTAGGGTCATTCAGAAAACCTCGAAATATTTTTGTGGTTTACCCCACTACGCAGGACGGGGGCCGGGGGGCGGCAGGTCGCTTTTCCAAACCGCGTTAATTCATTTTTTTTCCTGGCGGCGCCGCAATCAATCGCGTGGTTTCGCGTCGTCCATATCGTGGTGCTTGGTTTAGACGTTGGACACACGGCCTTCACCGGCTCAGGAAACCGAGATGGACCGGCGGGTTGCGGCGGTGTTGTCGGCACTCCATGAGGTGCGCGGTGGCCTTGCTCTTGATGCTATCGGCGCTCTCGATTGACAGCGCCTTTCGCGCTGCTGTGAACGCTGCCTCATTTACGAGCCTGAGCTGGCCGGTCAATCCCTGGCATTCTTTGCAATACCATTGCGCAACCCTCTCCACCTCCGCTAGCTCAATCGCCTCCGCCCCACTTCGCTGGTTACCCTGGACGCTCTCCACCGCTTCCGCTTCCGCCTGCTTTGGTAATGTCCGCTCATCGATCGGCGGCGGATCTTCTTTGGTCATGGCGTCATGCAAGTCATCCACAGTTAGCCTGCGGTCATAGACCACCCTGTGAACCGTTCCCATCACGTGCCGCCATTTCTCGTGCGATCTATGCCTACTCACCACCTCGACAAACTTCCCGCGCCTTAACTTATCCAACGCCCGCGATATCGTGCGCTCGCTTATGGGCTCTTTGAGCTTGTTCAAATCAGTAAACATGGTGCGGATGTTTGGCCATGCGAACCCTTGATTATTTGCGTAGCTACACAACACGCAAAGCACCCGGAACTCTTTGTCCGTAAGCCGCTTGTCCGTCACCGCCGAGCTTGGCACACGGGCAAAGAATGACGGCGGTCCACCATTTTTTTTTCCGAATTTTGGCTTTTCGTCCATAGGCTTACGCGATTTGATATCTATTAATGTGATATAGCCTGTTGACACTATCAGAAATAGGCATATATTCCCATCATGAACGTTGCATTAAAGTTTGAGGAGGAGGACTAGAACATGACCGATTTCGAGAAGCATCAAGCAGACGCGCAACGCGCCTTCCAAAAAGCGCTCGACACTGGGCGCCTGTCATATTCCGAAACCGCCGTAAATTTTGTTGGCCATTATATGTATATGGGGCCAAAGGCTGGTGGCGAAGGCGACGCCTTCAAGCATTCGCTTACCCGCGAGTATCTCGCTTAGAGGAGAGTTAGAAAATGACCACACTCGACACGATGCGGCCAAACTGGCAACGCCCATGGCACGTCACTGCCGAATATAATGGGCTCCGCTACCTTATCACCCACGCGCCAGATGTTGGCAGCGCGGAGCAGGTGGCGCTGGATTATGTCGGCACGTTCACCAATGCCAGATTTTACACTGGCGATGTTTATGCTTCACAGGCCATCGATGGCAACGCCCGCGATTTTCGCGCAGCTTATCAGTATGCCTAATCATTAACTAAACAGCCCCGCCCAGCGCTGACACGCCGAGCGGAGCCTAATCGCAAACCCTGATAAGGAGGGGATACGACATGACCAACACTAGCACACGAGGCGCACTTAGGACACGATATCACGGTCCAACGAACTATCGAGGCTCGCGCATCATCGTAACTCACCCGGTAAACGGCAAGCGCTACACCTACGATTGGAATTACGCGCTAGACGTTAGCGAGAACCACGCGGCAGCGGCGCAGGAATACCTGGATAAATTCCACGACCATTCCGACCAAATAGATGGCCCCGGCCTATGTTTCGACGATGATTATTTTTGGGCCTGGAAGCACGGCGAGGAGGGCGCGGCATGAGTGGCTACAATTTCGCTGCCGGAATGAGCAACCGCGCCGTGGCGGCCTACAATTCCGGGCTGTCCCCGCTGTCGCGGATCACCATTGCCGAGCTACGGTTCGCCGGGTGGCGAGAAACCAAAGCGTTCGCTATGGCACTCGCCAAGTCTGGCCATTGGCAGGCCGCCGAATGGCACCATACCGGCGGCACATGGTACAACGAAACGGACTTCTACAATCCTCGCGATTTGGTCGAATTTTGGGATGATCTGACATCCGAGGAGCGGCACAAAATCAAATCGGAATTAACCGCCAAAAAGCCGCCACGCGAAGCGGTAAAGGTGCGCGGTGAATACACTATTTGGGGCGGATCACGCAGAAAACCGCGCCGAATGGGCGAGCAAGCATTTACCGGAACAAAAATTGGTGATTGGATTGAGCTTGACGACGGAGGGCGCAAAAAAGCCACGGGCCGCTGGATCACATGGGAGGTTGTCACATGAGGCACGAATGGATAGTTGGGATTGACCCGCTCGATGCTGATGAGCAGGGCTGGATTGTACACCGAAAACCGCCAGAATTTGTCGCCAAGTGGGCTACGGAGGACGAAGACACAGGCGTGTTGTCTGATCTGGTTTACACCGATGCCGACGAAGAAACGCCCCTAGCAATTTATGATTTTGAGTGGGGCGATCAAATGCCCGGCGACAAGTTATTTCGTGAGGTGATGGCCGAGGGCGTCAGGGCAATCGATGAATATTTGACCACAATCCTAGACATGAAGGAGGACGCGACATGAAACAGATCATAGACGGAAAAACCTACAACACTGACACCGCCGAAATTGTGTGTATCACGTCAAACAGTCTCAGACCCAGCGACTATGGTCACGAAAATAGCGCGCTATACGTCACAAAAAAGGGTGCATTTTTTATCGCCGGGTATGGCGGTCCCCTGACACGGTTCAAGCGCGATACCGGCAACGGATGGAGCGATGGCGAGGGCATCATCCCGTTGAGCCGACAGGAGGCCCTCACTGTAGCCGAGGAACACGCATCGAGCGACACAATTGAGGAATTTTTCAGCGATATGCTGGAAGAGGCATGACATGAACATCACGGCCATACTTGACGAATTGGAGGACGCGACATGACCGACGACAAACAAACCTTACCCATCAAAGTGGCCTGGAAATATCAGGTACAAATGTGCTTGGCGCTAATCGAAAGCGAAGGTCCAAACTATGAAACCAAGCAAATCGCCAGATCGGAACTGCTCCGCATGGGTTCCATACTCGATGGATTGGAGGACGCGAGATGTTAGCATTCACAGCAAGCTGGGGCCGTGTGGGAGGAACAGCATGGCCACATCACAGCGCAACTAAAATCCACGCTTTCATTGGCTTCGACCATCCACAAGTTGAAAGCCACGAAGTCACGCTCTGCGGCATCGACTTCGACACCCGCAGCGAAGATGACAAACTTCGGGCAGCGGCGCACGGTCATCTGACCAGTGAGGGGAGTTATATGGTTGACGTTGGAAAGAACCTTGACGAAGTCGATTGCAAGCGCTGCTTGGCTTCGCTGTCCAAGCTCAAGAGGGAGGAGGACGCGAGATGAGCAAGGACAATAACAGTTTCAACGCCACAGATGAATCATATCAAACCGGCTATCAAGCTGGTCTGGACGCACTTGAAGCACTGGGCAAAAGCGGCGCAAGTGAACACGCCGCGCTGGCTGGCTTGCTCGCCGTTGTCATGCACGCGACATATGCCATGGCACCAAGCGAAAAGATTGCGGATGATTTGATCGAGTTCAGCCAGGAGCAAGCGATTGAAAACTGGGTAAAGGAGGAGGACGCGAGATGAGTGATAGCACAGCTTTTCGGAATGAACTTTACGAGGAAGCGGCGGCGCTAGTTGATAAGCATATCGAGACGGAGGAGCGGCTTACACTTGCGCCTATCCGACTGTTTAAGCCCACGGCAGAGGAGCTTGAGGTTGATGCTTATATTCGGGATTTGAGGATCGAGTTAGAGGTTCAGGATCGCTTGGCGCGTTCCCGCCTCGCCCTCAAGTTACATCAAATCAAATCCTCTGTTGGCGGCACTCCGACGGTGGAAAGGGCAAAAGAAACGGCTCGAATTGTCGATGAAATGTCTGATGAGCATGTGAGCTTTTCGCTGCGCTTGGCTCGTGGCGAGACGATAGACGGAATAGGTACACCCATTTAATCGGGGTTTTATAGGTGTAGGAGGAGGACGCCACCGAAAATGTTAGCAAATCTTAAATCTAAGCCGACGAAAGCGCGCCTGTACCCTCGCGTCAGCACCAAAAAGCAGGGTGCGTCCGGGCTGGGGCTGGCCGCTCAAATCAAGGTCGCCAAGGCCAAGGCCAAGGAGATGGACCTGGAGGTAATTGAAATATGTAAGGAGGTGGAGAGCGGCAGACGAACCACGCTACGCCGCCCCGTTCTGCGTCAGGCGCTTGAAGACTGCGCGAGAGATGGGGCAGTCCTCATTATCGCCAAAATGGACCGGCTCACCCGCGATTTCTCTTTTTTGCAATGGATACTTGAATATAGCGAAAGGCATGGCGTGGCTGTCGTCGCTTGCGACATTCCCGAACTGGCTGATCCCGACAACACCAAATTCCTCTGGCGCATCCTGGCCAGTGTTGCGGATTTGGAGGTGGCCAACACCCGAAAACGAACCAAGGCCGCATTGGCGGAAGCAAAAGAGAGGGGCGTCAAACTGGGCAACCCAGACATCGCGCAACACGCGGCGAAGGGGAGCAAAGCCATGAAGAAACACAGCAAGGAGTTCGCCCTGCGTATCATCCCAATAATCGACGAGATCGAAGCCGCCGGTATTCACTCGTATCGCGGGATTGCAAAGGCATTGAATGCCAGAGGCGTCAAAACCTACGCGGGGGAAAAGAAGCAGCACGAAAGTACCGTGTCGTCGCGGTGGCACCCCCAGGCGGTGAAAAACGTGCTGGCCCACCGGCCAAAAAAGAAGGCTAAAAAATAGTACCAAAAAGTGTAACCATTTTTATGTAGACATCAGAGTGTAGACATATTTCGTTATACATTTTTCTATTTTTGTCTGAGATAGTGCGGAAAGGAGGCGTGAGATGCAGCAATATGGAGAGGACCACCAGCGGATTTTCAACATGGTGCAGGAGGCCTGTATAGGGCCATCCTTCGATCATGCTGGTTTTTTGGCCAAATCTGGAGATAGCCAGGAGGAGCGCACCTCGAAATACTGGGCGAATCTAGCGACTGTCCGTCAGCGCTATCGCAATCCTCAGACACATGCTCGCACCGAGCATCGCTTGAAGTTTGTGGCAGCAGACCATCAATCGGTACGCGCCAGCGAGTTCCGGGCACGGCGAGCGCACACAACACTGGGACCGCGATATCTCATTAGATCGATTTTGAGTGATGCCCGGACCCACGCCATTCGAGGCAATGACTACGCACACGAAACGGCTCAGTCCCTCTGTTCACACCCGCTGCTTACAGCATCGAGCGCGAGGGTGATTGAAGCGGAGCTACGCGACGGGGTGAAGGTCGGTGATCTGATCGTTGACACCCTCCGCAATGACAAGCGAAAGAAACTTTATAGTTTGTCAGTCGATACCATCTTCGACCAGTGGTGCGAAACCCTCGTCATTCATGTCGTTCGAGGCGTTCACATCAATCATGCCCTGGATTTGCGAGAGGCTTGGACACATAGCTGGCAGACGCAAATGGGAATGCCGCGAGAAATTTTGGACCGGGGATTTGAAATTTTCGGGCTGGATGAGCGCCGCCACGGCTTGCATGTGGTGGGTGCTGAGTGAAACATCCCCTCCCCCATTGGCCACGCGGCTTAAATCGGCTGCAAGCCGCTAGCTATGTCGGCGTCTCAGCCGCGACCTTTGACCGCATGGTTGCCGGTGGCATGATGCCCGCCGGGAAACGAGCTAGTGAAAATCGTGTGGTCTGGGACTTGACTGAACTGGACATCCATTTCCAGCAGTTACCCTCCGTCGATGGCGGTGACGATGTGAACGAATGGGACAAGTTGTGAAAATCGATACAAAGTTTCGCTACATCAAGACGAAACAGACCAAAAACCGGAAGGGTGAATTGGTCGTTTATATTTATGTCCAACTCACACCGCGCCGTGCCGGTGATCCAAGCATCCGGCTTGTCGAACCACCTGGATCGCCTGAGTTCGTGCTTGAGTATGATCGCGCTGTTGAGGAGTTGAAGGCCTATCGCCAACAGGGATGGGATCAAGAAATCGAGGAAGTGAACCACCGGCACAGGCACACTGGAACAGTCGCTGACCTGTGGCTGCTGTACAAGGCGAGCCATAACAAGGGTGGATTCCAACGGCTCAAGCTCTCCACGCAGCGCCAGAAAGAACGCCGGTTAGGTGCCTTCGTGAAGGCATATGGATCATACCGCTGGGCGAAACTCGAAAGCAATCACATCGCGGAAATCCGAGATAAGGCACGGCGGCGAGCCAAGAGCGCCTCAACGAGCGGAATCGAAGCAGGTAACACTATCGTTAAGGATATTGCGGCCATGTTGAGTTGGGCTAATCGTCCTGAGCAAAACTTAACACCAAAAGGGTGGCGCCATCCGTGCGCCAATTTGAAAATTGTTGAGGAGACAGACGGCCATCATGCCTGGAGTGAAAGTGAAATCGAACAATTCCTTGACTACTGGCAAGTCGGAACGATGCAGCACACCGCAATGCTCTGTCTCTGGACTACCGGGCTGCGCGCCAGTGATGTGATTAAGCTGAGTGAGACGGAAGTCACCGATGAGGTCGTGCAGTGTGCTATCACGAAAACAAAACGAGGGAAAAACAAATACCTAAAGTTTAAGGTGGAACCTGAGTTACGGGCAGCACTGGACGCATCGAAAGTGACCAACATTCGACAAACATTTTTAGGCACAGCCTATGGCCAGCCATTTTCTTCCGGCAAAAGTTTTTCAAACTGGTTTGGCAAGGCTGTGCGTAAAGCTGGTCTACCGTCGTGCTGCACACCACACGGAGTGCGAAAGGCACTCGCGCAAAAAATGGCTAATTGTGGTGTGACTGCCCCTGAAATGTGTACCTTTTTTGGCTGGGCGAATCTTCGTGAAGCACAGACTTACATTGACATGGCCGAGTCAGAGCAGAGATCGTTTTCTGCTAGGGAAAAGTTGAAAGTGACGAAAATTACTGTAAGTTCCGCATAAGCGTGACGAAATTTGGAGGTAGATGGCAGAAGTCTGCGACTTTTAGAGTGGTGTTGGCGACCCCTAGGGGGTTTGCATAAGTAACGTAGTTTCAAAGAGTTAGTGTTACGAAACGCCACTCCAACTGTCTCATATTTACTCATATCTACTTTCCCTGTGACGAAAACTTGGAGGGAAAAATGGATGCACTCAAGCACGGCGATCAAGTGAAATTGTTGCCACCGTATCAGCCCATCACCGGCTGGGTCAGCGGCACCACCTATAGTG